GTTGACGCGGAGAGGCGCGAAGCGCAATCCGGCAACGATCAAATCGAACCACTGCGCCCATACTTCGTGCCGGTTGATCCATGGCAGTATTTAGGTAGCCGGCGAGAAAGTGACGATCCTGGCGCAAAGCTAACAATGTTTCGCTATCAGGAAGAGCGCAAAGTTGCTAAAGGCGCCTACGGGGAAGAGTACGTTTTTGTTGCTCGCGTTCTTGTCCCTGGCGCTTACGAAGTGTTTGAGTCGAATAAAACAATAGGCGATATTGGGTTTACTCCTCTCGACTATATTCCCTTAGTACATATCTATGCCGAGAAAGAGGGCTATTTATGTGCTACTCCCCCATTGGCTGACGTTGCGCACCTAAATATCGCTCACTACCGGCGCCTAGCAGACCTTCTGCATTCGTTGCATATCGCTGCTATTGGCTTGCTGGTACTGGAAGAATACGACGGCAACGAGGCGATTACGGGGCAGAATTATGCCATTAGAATGAATGTCGGCAGTAAAGCGTACTGGGTTCAGTGTGACGCTGGCTCTTTTGTAGCGCAAGCGGCTTTACTTGATCGCCTGGAAAATGAAATCTCGCATCTTGGCGTCACGAAACTGCTAGGTCAGAAGCATGTAGCCGAAAGTGCCGACGCAAAGCGTATCGACCACCAGCAGGCCAACTGCGTGCTATCAGTGGCTGCAACTGAAACGCAGGCTGCGCTTAATGAAGCATTTAGAATGGCGGCAGAATACAGAGGCATAGAACCACCTAGGGTTGTTATCGACAAAGACTTTGACTTCTATCGCCTGCTAGGCCAAGATGTAAGCGTACTGGCCGACATAGAGGCCAGTGGCCAAATTACGACTGAACTATTCCATCGCATCCTGGCCCAAGGTGAATGGATACCTGAAGACGTGGATCTAGTTGAGCTAAGCAAAGCCGTTAAAGAGTTGAAAAAAGAGGCGGAACGTGTTATGCTTGAGCAGCAAAAAACGCAGAACGCCAATGGCGCCGCAGGATCAGGACGCTCGCTCCCGTCTTCTGAAGCTGGTCGAAAAACAGGCGCTGGCAGTGTGTGAAGACACAAAGAAAGCCCCTGAACCGCTAAATGCAGCAGTTCAAGGGCTTTCAGTTAGGCGCTGCGATCAGAAGCCAGACTCACGCTGAACGGCCTTAGTGGCCCGAATCGACTCACGATCAATCATCGGCTTTTTCAACACTTCGGTCTTGCATTCGCCGTCCGTATCAACGGTCTTCCGAAGCACAAGGCCGCCCATGTCAATCGTTTCGGGGCCAGTCGGCTTGTTTTCATCTGCCGGTGGGTTCTCAGAAAGCGACTGAAGCCGCGCTATTTCCGCCTTGAGCTGTGCGATCTCACTGTCTGGATCAAGCGCAGGGGTCACGGGCGCGACAACCGCAGGGGCGGGAACACTGGGCTTTGCCGGATGGGCTGGAGTCGGGGCGGCTGTTGCCATGGTGCAATGAATCGGTTGCGCGCTACAGTATAGCGCATCCACCAATCAAGCCATGGAACTCACTGCCGAACAAATTGCAGAATTGCAACGCAAGGCCGCAGAAGCCGAAGACCTCAAGCAGCAACTGGCGGCTTTGAATGGCAACAAAGATACAATCTTAACTGAAAAGAAAAAAGTGGCCGACGAACTTAAAGAGCTAAGGGACAAGGAAGCAGAGCGCGTCAGAAAAGACTTAGAGAAAAGAGGCGAGTTTGAACAACTGCTCAAACAAGCAAATGACAACATTGAAGCGCTAAGGAAAGAAAACGAAGAAAAAGACAAGGCCATTTTAGAAGCAGATACTAAGCGCGTCGAAGATCGCAAGCGAGCCGATTTTCTTGCTGTCTTTAATGCCGCTGAAGTGTTCCACCCTGAGCACGCATGGGCCTTGCTGCATTCGCTTGTTCAAGACAAGAACGGCAAAACTATTGCGGTTCTCGATGGCCTGGAGGTTGGTATTGCCGACCTTGCCGGCAAGCTCCGCAAAAACCCCCAGTACGCCTATCTGTTCAAGGCCCAACCCGGCAACAGTGGCATGGGCTCCAGGCCTGCTACAGGCGCTCCTGCCGCTTCTGGTGGCGGTATTGTCACCAACCCATGGCTTCCTGGCGGAAACGTGACTGCACGCATCGCCATACAGCAGGAAGATCCTGATTTAGCTGCTAAGCTGAAGGCTGAAGCGAGCGCTGCTGCTCGCGGCCAAGGGTAAAGCTGTGCCGAACCCTGGGCAAAAGCATCGACGGCTGTGCGGTCATGCCGACTAAACAACCTCTGCTTTTCCTCCAGTGTTCCTTGGTAACCTGGGCGGTACTTTTGCCGGCGATGTAACAAGCCTTACGCGGCTTGCTACTTCTGGTGAATTTGCCGCCTACCTTCAAGAAGAGATTTTTAACAAGTCCATGATGGTTCGCTCTGGCATTTTGGCCAGAAGCAACCAGCTCCTCACCTCCACTACCGGCGTTCGGGTCGAAGCGCCGTTTTTCCGACCGATTGACCCGGTGGAAGAGAGGATGGATTCCGGCCGTGAGTGGGGCGATTCTGGCGAAGGCCATTTCACCTTCCAAGGCATCACCAGCGCTACTCAGTACGCCACTATCACCCACCGTGGCTTTGCCTACGCTGTTGACAAGCTCTCGAAGCTGGCCAGCGGCGAAGATCCCTTGCAGGTACTTACGAGTCAGCTTGAGCCAGCGCTCAACAAGATTAAGACTCGCAAGATGATCGCCCAACTTGAGGGGTTGCTTGGTACTGGCGGCCCGCTTAATGCCACCAATAACGTAAATAAGTCTGTTACCACTGGCTCTGCCATCGCCAACTGGTTGACGGCTGAAAACGTTATCGAAGCTCGTTACAAGTTGGGCGAACGGCAGTCTGAGATTACTACTCTGTTCTGTCACTCTCTTGTTCAAGCCTATCTTGAGCAAGTAGGCTTCTTGACCTATGATGCTGACCGCAGGGGCATTAACACGCGCTTGCTGATTGGTAGCGCTTTTAACGTTAAGGTCGTGGTTGATGACCAACTTCCGATCATTGGCACCAGCGGCCAACAGCGGCAGTTTGTTAGCTACCTTTGTGGCGATGGCGTCATGCTTGAGGGTGAACAGACCCCCCTTGAGATCGAGCCGGTTCGCAATGCACCATCCAAGCAAGATGGCATTATTGTGGACTACCATCACAGCTTCCACGTTCCTGGCACTACCTTGTCTGGTACTGCTGTTGACAACCCAACCAACGCTCAGCTAGCTACCGGCTCTCAGCACGCGCTTGCTTACAACGATGCGCGACTGATCCCGCTGGTCCGACTGGTGACAAACTCGCCTTTCGGTGGTACGATCTGATCGGTCATGGGGTTCATGCCCACCTAACGGTCAACAGTTCAGGGATGTTGGAGTACCTGGACGCACTCAGCCCCTAGGAAGTCGTAAGCCTGGGGGCTTTTTCATGGCCCGACATGAGCTATGATCGAGGCTGGCCCTGTACCGTCTCCCGATGGCGCTCTTTAATTTCTACGAATATCGCAAGCCTTTCACGGTCGCCACTCTGCCCGCGAATCCCAGGACAGGCACGACCGTTAGGGTCAGCAACCTTACTTCCCCCACTGTGGGCTCTGCTCCCGTGGCCGGTGGTAGCGCCAACGCGCTCTGCTGGTACAACGGCACCGCCTGGCGCGTGTACGCAGTGTGAACGCTTCTTGGTGGCCCTGGCATCGCCTGGCCGATCCCTATTACTACTCCAGCGCCAATGGCGAGCGTCCCTGCAACTGCACGCCCCCGGCGCTGGTCACGGTGGAGCAAGTTGACGCCTACATGGGGGCCACGCTTAAGGCGACCGCCTGGACCGCGCTCAACGCAACGCAAAAGGCGCAGGCTCTTAACTCTGCTCAGACTGCGCTGCGTACATTACGCTGGTGTACTGATGAGGCGACTTGTTGCGGTAACAGCCTAACAGCAGGCTATCTTGCCGCTGCTTCAGAGCTTGCGCTGGTGCTTTTTAGCAACAGTACGGCAGTTATTGGCGCCTCTAGTCAACTGCCGGCACCAGTAGTTAAACGAGAAAAGTTCGACGTATTCGAGCAGGAATACTTTGCTCCCAGCACCATAGCACAGGTGCTGCCGAAGGACAAGCGTGTTGGCAGCTATTCGCCCACCGTGTTACGGCTTTATCCATGGCTACTGGACTTAATCGGCTGTTGGGTTGACCGGCAAAACGAAAGCTCTGTTCGCATTCTTCGAGGCTAAATGAACGCTCCGCAAGATGCCTGGGCAAAGCCGTTGTCAAAACGGATGATAGATAAGTACAGATCCCAGTCGCTTATTTACATCAAAGTAACTCCTGGCGTTTACAATGAAACGCTAGGCACAGTTGCAATTACTGAAGCAAGGTTTAACGCTGCCGGTGCTGTAACGCGCTCTAAAAAGTCAGAACGCAACGGAGTCGAGCAAGGCAATGAGGTCAGTGTATGGGTTGACCATGATACGGTGCCCTGGCCTATCAGCTCCAATGACAGACTCGAATACTTGGGGCGCAAGTGGAAGGTAACAGAAGTCGAAAGCTACGGTAGTGGTATTGACGGCGTTATCGTCGGACCAATCTACCTGACGACGCTGGACGGCAAAATGATTACTACACTGGGCGGCAAAGCCATTGTCATACAAGGCTCTGAAGACGAAAGGCCAACCTTTGCTATGTACGCAAGCAAGATTACAGCGAGGGCAGAATAATGGCGAGACGGCGCAAACCAGGGAAGAAAGGCAAAGGCTTCGGTCTTGAGAAAATGTCTGACGAGATTAGGGACGCGGCATTTACTGCATTGCGCAATGCCGCCAAGGAAGTAGTAAACGATCTTGCTGCTATTAGCCCAGCTTGGGGCGGCAAGTTCAGGGAAAGTTGGTACGTCGAAACCGCCGATGGCAAACGAGGCGCAAGGCCAGGCGGCAAAGATGGTAAGTACAATCTTTTTAACATTCCCTTACTTAAGACCCAGGGCCGTAACGCAAGGGGCCAGTTTACATCTTCCCTGCCAGTAAGCGGAAGCAAAGTTGAGCTGTTTATCGGCAACTCTTCCCCCTACGCGCAAGAGGCAATGGATCTTATCCCTGGCAAGTTTATACGGCAAGAAGAAGATCCAATTAAAGCGCCAGTTGCAATAGGCAGAAGAGTCGGCAAGTACCGGGGCGATGTTAAGAAAATGTCAACAGAAGAAATACTGGAACGAGGCAAGCGGCCAGCAATGTCAACAGCAAAGAAAGACTGGTACGATACCTATATGGGAGGCGGCGAATTTAAGACTGCTATTAAAAAGGGCGCAAAAGCCGGCTTCCTTATTCCCGTAAACAAAAAATGACAGTTCCCCTACAGCAGATTCGTGGCATTTACGAACGCATTGTAATTGATGCCGCCAGTCCGGTGCGCGTTTATGTTGAGAATCAACTTGCTACTGAGTTTGCAGATGATGATGAATACTGTCTTGTTCGTGTCAACTTTGGGTTGATGCAAGAGCAAGCCATCGGCGCTCAGGCTTCGTGGCACATTCGAGGCTCTCTGGTGTGCGAAATCTTCACCCGCAAAAGCATCGGCCCTGGCCGGGGGCTGGTCATTGCCGGCCCTGTGATCGACGCGCTATCGGCCCTGAACGGCTCGATCCCGCCACCAACCCAGCAGATCATCGCTCGCGTCGGCACGCTCACGGGGCCGACCCAGGCGCAACTACAGGACCGGGCGCATCACTTTACCCGGTTCTCTATGCCCTTCATGGCTCGCCACAGGGAGTAGACTGGCGGCTACAGCAATCACCGGCCACGGGTCGGACCTCCTATGCCCGTCGCTAACTGCGGCCCTGTCAGCGTTCTCACCGGCCAAGATGGCATGATCGCCATGAAGCCCCCCGGCACTCTGGCCTGCCTGCTCGACAAAACTGATTTCCCTGCTCCCGTTAGTCCTGCTACCACTTCAGTTCTTCCTATTCCTGCTAACTCTGATTTTCGTGTTGGTGATCCTGTAACTTTCACGGAAAAAGGAACCGCTAACCTTGATGCTGCCATCACTGATGGAACAGTTTATTACATCAAGACCCGTCCCACTCCCACGTCTTGCACTATCTCTGCCACTCTCGGCGGCGCTGCGCTTGCTTTTACCGGCAACGGTGGCGCTGGTGGCGCAAACACTCCAGGCGAAGGCAACCATATCGAGATGAGCTTCGCTACGGCTTATGCCATGTGCGAAGTGCCATCTGTTGACCTTACCCTTACCAGGGGCGAGATTGACATTACCTCTCTTCCTTGCAAGCCTGGCTCTGGTACTGGCCCTAAACTTGCTCGATTCCGCAGGTATCAGGCCGGTTTTGCAGATGGCAATGGCACTCTGACTGTGCGCCTTACTGAGGATCGTCTTGCTTTCACCAATCGTATTATTCAAGGTACGATGTTTAACGATCAAAACGGCGGTGAGCTAAGGGCATACTTTAGTGCTGTTGCCACCACTGGCAACCCGAACATGGTTGACGATGCTGCTTCGTTGCCTTGCATCTTCCCCATCGTCCTGCTTGGCCTTAGCAGCGCTATCTCGCAAGATGATAGCCCGACTGAGATTTCGATTAACTATCGAATCTCGGACACCCCCACCAACCTTTTTGGCTTGACTGACTTCTGATCGTTTGCGGATCGTCACACAGCGGGGCTCTGGCCCCGCTTTTTTGTGCCTTGGCCCGGTGCTATGATTCCCTCGTTGCAACATCCTTCCCATGGCCAAAAACGTCAAAGAGCTGCTCAAGGCAACTCGCCAACGTCGCAAAGCGGAGATCACCCTATCCACTGGCGCTACATTTGATATGTATTTTATGCCGCTGACCGAAGCGGAAGACGAAAAAATCAGGGAAGCAGTCAAGACCGATAATAGCACCAATGCCTACGGCTTGCGCGTGCTGATTCTTCGTGCCGAATACGAAGACGGCGAGAAAATGTTTGACCCAGTTGCCGACAAAGGCGTAATGCGCCAAGAGTATGCCAAGGCAGACTTGACTACCATGATGGAAGCCCTGATCTTCAATGGGGGGATGCTGGCAAGCCAGGACTCCAAAAGCGATCAAGGAAGCGATAAAAAAGGATTCGGCCCTGATGCTTAGGCTTGCGTTATGCAAGGTGCTCGGAAAGACGCTTTCCGAGCTTGAGCGCGACGCAACTCAGGATGACATAATTATGCACGCTGCATACGAAGAGATCCTGGCCGATCAGATACCAGTCGTCCCACAGGCCAGCCAACCCAGGAGGCGCTAAGGTGGGACACTGGCGCCAGGGCAGGGAGTGAGCGACTATCAGGGCAGGCTAAAGCTCACTCTCGAAGGGCTAGACAAGCTCAGGCAGCTTGATGACCGCCTTGAAAGCATCGAGAGCCGTGCAGACAGCGTTCGTCAAGCGATTGCCGGCATTGGTGATGCCTTAAAAACAAATCTTAACAGGCAAAATGTAGCCGCTCGGGACGTTCTTGACACAAGACAGCAGCGCATTTTAGCTTCCGGTCAAATCAGAAGCACAAGGCAAAGGCGTGATTTACAAGGCAGATATATGTCAGGCGGGCCAGGCCCTCGCGAAAGGAAGGCGGCCAGGGACAGCAGAAAGGCGGCGGGCATTGAAGCTGAGAACGCGCTGCTTGAGCTGAATCAATCGCTAGAAGAAAGGCGATACATAATCGAGCGTGGCAAAAGACTTCGACAGAGAACCTTACCTTCTCTTGTGCTTGGCCAAGACAGGGTGGCGGCCAAAAGGAGAGACAGGCTTGCCAGCGTTACCGAAAGCGCAAGTGGAGTCAACCAAGAACTAAGGCTTGGCGGTATTGACGCTCAGTACCAAAGGCGGCTACAGGCGTTTAGACGTGGTGGTGGTGGCACCAATGCGCCAGAACTTATCCAAAAAGTATTTGAAATAACGCAAGCGTATAGTGCCCAAAAGCGCATTATCTCTGCTACTGGCGATACCACGACAAGAGTAACGAGAAAACAAGCGGCAGAGTTAGGCGCACTTTCCGCAACACTTGTCAAGTACAATGAAGCACAGCTTGAGAGAAATCGGCTTGCGAGAGGCAGGGTAGAGAAAGCGTCTGCCGCAAGAAGGTTGGGCGATAGGTTGCGACCGCTAGAGGCGGCAAGCGGCACAGCGCGAGACCCCAAAACTGGCGAGTTACTTTATCCTAACGTAACTCGCCCAGCGTTTCCTCGCAAGCAAGTTGAAAGAGCGCGAGAGCTTGTTAATCGAGCCGCAGACGCCGCGCAAAGTGGCGACCAAGAGTTGTTTAGGCTGGCGTCGTTCCAGGCCAAAAAAATAATTGACAGACTGGAAGCCGGCGCAAAGGCTGGCCTAAAGGGTGCGCCATCGAGCCCAGTGCGAGGGAGTGTAAACATTGCAGGCTCGCCGGCCTACAGGGATCGACTGGCGCGACTTGGTGGCCCAAGGGAAAGCGTTAGAGGCAGAAAGGATCTTCCTGGCTCGCCGGCCTATGTTGAGGCACAGCGCAAGCAACAAGCTCAGCAACTGCAAAGAGCCATAAGCGCTGGCGGCCCGAGAGAAAGCATTGTAGGCAGAAAGAATTTGCCAGGCTCTCCCGCCTACCTTGAGGAGCAGCAAAGAAAGCGCAATCGCATTGCGGGAATGCGCCAAATTGCAAGTCCGATCCGTGGCACGGCTGCGATGGTTGGCTCTCCTGCTTACCTGGAGGACCAACAAAGGCGACTGTCAAGAGCTGTTCGCATGGGCGGCCCCAAAGAGGATATCAGCGGCAGAAAGGATCTAGTTGGCTCGCCGGCTTACTACGAAGAGCAGCGACGACAACTTCAAAGGGCCATCAGCCAAGGCGGCCCAAAAGAAAGCGTCAGGGGCAGGAAGGATTTACCTGGTTCTCCTGCGTACTACGAAGAGCAGCGCAAACAGCAGGCTCAGCAACTGCAAAAGGCTATTGGCACTGGCGGCCCAAGGGAAAGTGTTAGAGGTAGAAAGGATCTGCCCGGCTCGCCGGCCTATGTTGAGGCACAGCGAAAAGAGGCTGATCGCGTAGCACGCTTGCAGGCCAGGGACAGTGAACGCGCTTTGCGGGAACAACAGGCGGAGCGCAATCGTATTGCACGTTTACGCCAAATTGCAAGTCCGATCCGTGGCACTGCCACAATGGTTGGCTCTCCTGCATACTTGGATGCCCAAGCGAGAGCCCAGAAAGCTGGCCAGCCTGTCAGGAGCCGTGGCCCAGCTTCGCCTATCGGCGGCACCAAGACAATGGTGGGCTCACCGGCCTACCTGGCAGAGCAGAAACGCCAGCAAGGTCAAAGGGCCTTCTTCCAGGGCGATGCACGCAGCGCAATCGGTGACGCGCTGATCGGTGGCGCCTTCCCGGCGTTGTTCGGCCAAGGCTTTGGGGCGTCGGCAGGCGGCGCCCTGGGCGGGGGCCTAGGCGGCGCCCTGGGTGGTTCGTTTGGCTTCGGTCTGAGCCTTGTCGGCACAGCGGTAGGCCAGGCCATTGATACAACCGCAAAAAATCTTACCGATCTCGCCAGCGCACTTAAAACTCCAGGTGACACGATGGAAGCGCTTGCTAAAAGCGGCTTCCATGTTAGCAATAGTCTGAAGTTTCAAGTTCAGCAACTCGAATCAGTTGGGCGTGCTTATGACGCGCAGACGCTGGTACTTCAGGAGGTCGAAAAGCGTCTTGGCCCTGGATCGGTTCGCCAACTTAACGCACTTGAGTCAGAGCAGCGGCGATTGCAGGAGCAATGGTCTTCGATTGCCGGCACACTGCAATCTGAGTTATTGCCTGCGCTTGTTGGCTTTACTGGCGTAATGGCTGACACCATTAACGTAGCGCGTGGCATTAACACCCTGCCAGGCGCCAAACAGATTGGATCTGCTCTTAGGGGCCAGGGGATTGGCGGCGCCATATTAACGGCGGCCAACCCACTTGGCGGCGCTACTGCTTTGTTCGACAAGCTGCAGCGGCGCGGCAAAGCGGTTGCGGCGGGAGCGGCGGGAAACAGGCAGGCCGCAAAACCTCAGGACGAATTTGCTGCCGGAACCGCGCAGATCCAGGAGTCGCGCAAGATTGCCGACCAAATACAATCAGCCTACCGTGAAGCGTTTAGCCTGCAACGGCAAGCGTATGACTTGCAACGCGATGGCGCGAAACTAAATAAAGACATTGCTGATTACAGTTACAAAAAAGAACGTGAGATATTCGACTTGCGCCAGCAAGCGGCAGAAAAGCAGATTGAGAATAATCGCGCCAGGGCACAAAACCGCATCGAAGGTAGCGATCTAAATGCTCGCCAAACATTTGCGGCGGCTGTTGGCTTTGAACAGCAACTGCTAACAAATGTGCGCGAAGTAGTGCGCTCCAGAAAAGAAGGCGAAGCTGATATTGAACAGTCAAGAAACAGGCTTGAGCTTGCGATGGCGAAGCTCAATCGTGATGTTGAGGATTACAAGCGCACAAATGCACGCGAAATAGAAGACATTGAGCAACGCAAGCTCTCCTATGTGCGCTCAGTGGAAGATTACAAGATGAAGGTTGCGGATCATGTTCTGCAACGTGCCAGAGAAGCTGCTGATTTAATGCGCCAGGCCATGACGCTGCCTGACATGGGCACTGCTGCTGCGCCTGGCGCTCCACGGGCCGCCGCTGGCTCGATGACCGGGCGGGTTCCACGGACGCTTATGGGTACGCCTGGCGTCGTCGAGTATCTTACCGGCGACAGAAGTTCGCCTGGCTATAGGGCCGACCATGGTGGGTCCAACTATCACGAACACATTGCTTTTGCAAGCAGAAAAATAAGAGACAACGTGATTGCCATGCTGCAACGCAATGGCATCCAGATTGGCTCCACGGATGGAGGGAGCCATGCTGCGGGCAGCTACCACTACAGCGGCCAAGCGGTTGACATACCAGCGTCTCAGGTTCCCGTAGGCAAGGAAGACGCCTTGGCTAAGCGTGTCCGTGCGCTTGTTGCTGCCTATCTTGGCGGGTCCGCTGGGTCTTCGGCTCAAGGCCAGACTGCAACACAGATCAGCAACATCCCCGGTCCCAAGTTTAGTCCAGTCCCCATTGGCCCTACGCCTTCTATCGCGCCGGTCAATGCCGCTAACTTAGCTGCAAACTTACAACTCAAAGGCGGCACCAGAGAAGCGCAACAAATCCTAGAAGAGCAAAATAAGCTCAGGCAAAAGGGTATCGAACTTGGCCAGATTGAGCAAATACTACAAGCCAGCCAGCTACCGCAACTCAGGCAACAAAGCGACACGCTTAAACAGCAGATTGAAGCAAGGCAAAAGATTCTTGACCTTAGCGATAGTGCTGCTTCAGTTGCTGACATTGAAGCGGAGAGCAGGGCGCGAATCACGCAGCTTGAGCTAGACCGCAGCAATGCACTGGCAAAAATTAAGAAACAGTATGGCGATGATCCCGCGCTTACGGGAATGGTCAACAAGCGGGCTGACCTTGCTGTTGGCGTTGCCAAGAATGAAGAGAAACAGCGCCGCATAAACCTTGATCTCAATAATAAGCTGCAAAATCAAGAACGGGCTCGCTCTGCCATCCTGCAGTTACAGGAAACATTAGCAACCGGCAAAGCGGAAGCCGCTGCACTGGAACGCGGCAAACTACAGGCGAGCAATGTCGAACTGCTTAAGGCTTCTGAGCTTTATCAGCTTGCAAGTGAAGCTGAAAAGGCTAAGCTAGCCTTGCTTACAGCGCAAACCGAAGAGCTTGGCAAGCAAAATGAGTTCCGCAAGCGTATTAACGAAATCAGAAACGAAGCCCGGTTCACTGGCGCCGGCCTGCGGGCGGGGCTAATCGGAGCACCAGCACGGGCTTTCGAGGAAGAAATGAAGCGCTCTGGCAATATCGACCGGGCCACTGGCTTGGCCAACGAAACCAAGCTGCTCGAAAATCAGCAACTTGTTTGGGGCAACCTTGAGAAGAATATCGTTGCTACGTCTGACGCTATCTCCGGCGCATTAACAAATGGCTTGGCAAGCATTGCCGATGGTTCTAGGGAAATTGGAGACATAGGGCGCGACATGTTAAGGGCTATCTCTGGCAGCTTTGCCGATTCAGCGCAACAACAGCTAACCACGCTGCTACAGCGTCAAATGGGTGGACTATTCCAGGCCATAGCGTCTCAGGGGCTGCTCTCCGGCCTTGGCGGCGCTGGGGCTGGGGGGCTGGGCGGCGGCCTTGGCGCGGCGCTTTCCGGTTCCCTCGGCAACATCGGATCGGCATTTTCGGCTCCCACCTTCGGGGGCTTCATGGCCAAGGGCGGGATTACCAAGCCTGGCGAGGTTTATGTTACGGGCGAGAAAGAGCCAGAATTTTTCTTTCCTGGCGTCACTGGCCGGGTTGTCCCACGTTCTGACATGCAAAAAGCAGAAGCATTGCGCAATAGCGGAAACGAATCAGACTCTCTTGACATTAGCTATACTGTCAGGGAAGAAAGGGGAGAGCGTTACGTTACAGAAGATCAGCTACGCAAGAGTAATGCTATGGTTGAAAGGCGAGCGTTTGCCAAGACCATTAACGGCATGAAGAACAATGGCGCCCTTCGTGATTCAATCAACATCTGATGATTGACGTAACCCATTACATCGAGTTCCTTGACGCTACTGGCGCTCCGTTGCCGTTGCCGTTACGCTATCAACCTTTCTTTATTGGAGAGAATAGAACGTTTAACGGACTGGAGTACAAGTTTAGCCCTTACAGTATTGCCGGCGACCTGTCAACTGATGGCAACGAAAGCGGAGACTATGAGTTAATTGCGCCAGCAAACATTATCTCAACCGCAAAACTATGGCAAGCGTCTGAGGGTTTATTGCTTGCCAAGATTTCGACTGTGCTACTTGTTGGCACGCCACCATCTAGCGTAAACGGATACCCGACATGGAACGAGTTGAACTTTCTAAGCTCAACCATTTGCGCTTGCGATACCTTTAGCTATGTCGATGCCGTGCCAGGAGAAGAAGAAGCATTCTCTGTTGTTACCTTAAAACTTGGCAATCCGCTTAATTTTGTCACAGGGACCGCGCCAACCCGTAGACTCACGGCGGCCCAAGTCGGGCCACTGCCATCTAGCGGAGGGATTTCGTTTTGACATTTTGGCGCAAATGGTCTGGCTTGCCCTGGCAACTCGGCGCAGACCCACGGGACGGTCGGGGGGCCTGCTGCTTCAGGACCGCCCAGGCGGTACGTCAGGAGCTGGGAATGTCCTGGCCGGCAGATCGTATGGGGAGCTGGTACAGGGCGGCTGAGCGGGGGCACTGGAGGGAGCTGGACGAGGACTGGGGCGAGCTGACCGAACCCATTGAGAAGCCTGAAGCCGGCGCCTTGATCCGCTTCGACCGGGGAGATGGTTCCTTTGGCGTTGGCGTGCTGCCTGATGTAAACACATTTATTACTGTCAGACATTATGGCCGCTTAGTTGCCGGTCCCGTCAGTGCTTGCGGTTCACTTAAACTCTATCGCTTGCTGTGATTAAGTTACTCCCTTACGAAAAACGCCTTGCTCAGATTCTGGGCGTATCGGAAGATGCGTACCGGGAATGGAAGGCGATTACGTTAAGGGAGTCAGTAGAACGGCCTGCCGCTGCCGAAGGGCCAGTATGCGGGCCGTTAGTTCCTGTACTTGTTAATTTAGCGATCTCAGTTGGCGTATCGCTACTGTCTTCGCTGCTGTTCCCAGCACGGCAACAATCGAGAATCACTGCCACCAGAAAAAGCGGTACTCCAACAACTAACAACCAACGATCTTCGCCGCGCTTCGGGTTCGACTCGATGCAGGAACCCGCCAGGATCGGGCAGTTTGTTCCCGTAGTAATTGCCAAACGCGAGAACAACCTTGGCGGCGTTCGTGTCGCAATGCCGCTGCTCTGGTCGCAGATGCTGGCCAACAACGGATCGGTAATGTTCCGTGGTATTTTTCTTGGCGGCACCGCTGGAATGCCGGCAGACGCTTGGGACCAAAGGGGCTGGGCGTTTGGGAATAACACGCTCGGCGCTTACGCTTACACCGGCACAGCGTTAAGTCAGGGAGCGCGATATTCCATATATTTTGCGCCTAACGGTGGGCGGATTAACTCAACCCAACTCATTGCCGGCAGAAGTGCAAACAGAGATCCTGGCAATTCGCAAAACAGTGGCGGCCAAGACGTGTTTGCGCTTGAAACCACAAGCGGTCAATACAAGACAGCGTTTTGCATGAGCGAAACGCCATCAACCAGCACGGCGTTTGGCCTGTACGGTTGGTGCCCTAACGCGATGATGCACAGGCAACCAGTAACAATACAGCCAACCATCGTAGCAAGGATTGACGATGACGACAAGGTACGCACTGATGACGATGCAGCGGCCTTGGTAGAGATATGGAAAGGTAAATTCTATTGGTCAATGCGAAGCGGATTGCGTAAGCGCAAGGCCAGCGGCTCTTCGACGTGGACGACTCCTGCGACCGGCGACTACCAAATCGTTACACAAAGCGTTGCCGTTGGCGATTCGTTGCTCTACGCGATCAACGGCACTACTGATGCTAAGACAAAGATCCGATTTAATACCACCAATTCACGGGTCATAGATAATGATGCAGAGTCCGAAGCGGAGATGGGCGGCGTTGCGGCTGCTGTTGCCGGCGTGCAAAACTCGGCAGATTCTGCCTTGATCCCCAATGAACTTTACAGGATAGGCAGTTGCTGGGCAATACTCGAAGAAAGAATATCAGAAAACTCCAGCGAGTCGATCTTTATTAGCGACTCAGAGCAAGAGCCTGTTGGCGATGGCAACAGCATGGAATATGTCTTTACGGTAGTACAAGCCGGAAGCGTGCAATTCATTGGTCCTAAGTTTCTGTTTCCAGACGAATCCGGCACTACGATTCTGCCACCAGAGTACAACCCAAGCAATGATCTTGCCAACCTGCAAAGCGGTACTCAAGGCCGCTACAAGTTATGCTCTCAAGCTGCGCAAGTTTTTCGCATGGCAATAGCATCATTTAGCGCAGTGAGAGAGTTTCGGGTTTGCGAAATTATCATTAAGTCAAGAGTTGGTATAACCGTAAATGGCATAACAGGTTTCAGGTCATGCCCAAAAGTGCAGACCATCAACAGTCGCGCCGGTCAAAACCAAGTCGGCAAAACGGCGAATGGCGTTATATCGGTTTCTCGCTACGATAGCGGCGGAGATTCTATCACTACAAAGACACGTCGCTATAGCTGTTTCAACTTGCAATACAGCCTGGACCGTGGCGCAGCATGGACGCAGTTCCCTGACGTTTTTGCGGTCGCCGGCATCAGCGGTGAAGAGATCCACAACTACTTAAGGATCGTTCTTCCATCTAACAGGCGATGGACGATTAGAGCTGTGCCGGTTTCTAGTTGGGAAGTGCGCCAAAGCGCTATTACCCAAATCCTGGTGCTCGATACCAACAGCGGCGAAGAGGTGGAATCCACTGCTGCCGGCGTCACCGTAATATCAACTGGCTACATCATAAACCCAACAAGTAGCAAGAACCGCAAAATCTCACAGCTTGAGCCTAAGTTTGACATTGGCCTTGGCTGGGCCGACCCTGAGTACGAATCCATGATCGGCGGCTACGCCAGGTTCGATGAAGCATTCCCATACGAAAGTATCCAATCAAGCGTAAGCAATAGTCCAGAGCATCAGATCACGCAGATCAACTATTATGGCGATCTTGACATGACGCCATCTTACGAGTCCTTGGCGCCTGTAGGCGTGAACATCTCAGCATCGCTTGAGTTTAATAGTCTTTCAGGTTTTAGCGGCTTTTGCAATAACGGCCATCAAATGCCTAGGCTATTAAACAACGACACAGAAGGATCAAGCCATTTATGGCCAGACTGGTTGCGCGAAGTGATGACGAACCCCGAACTGGGCGCCTTCCCTCGCACGCAACTGGCGCAAATTGACAGGCCAAGTTTTCAGGAGGCAGCGCAATGGTGCCAGGACCGTGGCTACTTTTACGATAAAGTCGAAGATGAACCGCTAAACATTCTGAGCTGGGCTTCAGAGATTGCATTAGCGCATCTGCTCAAGCTGGTTCGACTTGGCGGCGTTTACTATCTTAAAAAAGCGATTGAGTTTGATGCGCCACTCAAGGTTGAAGCGCAGTTTAATAACGGCAACATCGAAGAGGGATCTTTTAGACTAAACACTATTGACTATGCAACAAGGCAGCCGTTTATAGTACAAGTCAAATGGAGAGAAGAATCAACAGGAGCAGAGTCGCCGCTGTTCGCCCGTGAGCGCGTTGCAATGGTAAGGGAAGCAAGTACCAGCGTAAACGCTCCAGTCAAAGAGCTTGACTTATCGGAGTGGTGTACTAACTACAGGCAAGCTATTGATGCTGCGTGCTACTATATCCGATTCGTAACAATACACGATCATCAAATTAGCTTCACAACGTCACCAGACGTACTGGCGGCGCAACTGCGCTCTAGCGGTTTTTTCATAATGGACTTTGACGCTGTTAGCTATAGCACTTCTTTCCAAGGCTTTATACAGAGAGACGGAACCATCGTCACCATTCGCCCATGGCTTTTGCCGGCAGGGGATGGCTATTATGATGCGATCACTTGGGACATGAGTAACGACCCACAAGAAGAGCAGATCGTTGTGCTCGACGGCCTTGCTTCACCAACGGAGCGCTTCTTTGCGATAAGAAACGCCACCACAAAGCCCCGCGTCTACGAAATAAAAAAAGTCAACATCGACGGCGAAGGGGTTATCACCATTGAAGCGTTCCACCATCCCACCGATGCAAGCGGCTACAGTCTGCTTGGGGCAAACTGGACTACATACGAGACTGACGCAAATTGGGTGATTGAGCTATGAACATCATTAACGCATTGCCAGGCATCGTGCCTACAGCGCGTTCCTTTACAATGGGCCAATGGCCGCAAAAGCGTGCCAAGATGCGCAATGGCCGAACAGTGCGATGGGCGCTTTGCAATCAGCCGTCTGGCGATACAATGGATCTTACATGGGAAAACATCACTTACGCGCAGGCAGAGCAAATCTGCATAGTGTGGGACAATAACTACGGGATCTACGGCTCTCTCTCCCTGATACCTTCAATCAATCTGACGCCAGAGATTCTGGCCGGCACAAGTGGAGGGCTAAATAGCCTTTTGACGCTACCCTTTCCTGGCGCAACGTGGCACTTTGCGGGCTCGCCGCAGGTTGTCGCCGCTAAGGCGGGACGCTGCACGGTGAAGCTACCAATCAAAGCGCGAGTGGCAGCCACCTACTCGCCATGACTGTACGCCTACCCTTAACACTGCCGGCGATAACTCCAACAGGTTGGGAGCTAACGTTACCCGGCTATCCGGTTATCGTCGCTAGCTTTCGGTCGGCTTCATTCCCTGAGATTCTTGGTTCGCTGCCTAGTGATTCAAGATGGAAACTGACATTTGAAAACGTAAATGACGCGCAAGCATTGGCGCTGCTGCTGCCATGGTATGCCAGCGGTTGCGGATTGTGGTCGCTAACACAACTGCCCGAAGAATTGGCGGGAGGCGTTAATAACGCAGACTTTAGAAAAAGGCTTACGGGAACAACGTGGACAATCGAGAGAGAGCCAACTAAGCAGTCGGTAAAGAAAGGCAGGTTCAATGTCACCATTGACCTTATTTATGAATTAACGTTCGAGTCTGCCTATGGCCCGCGCAACTCGCCGCTAAATCTGGGCGCTAATCCGTTACTGCTGAACCTATCTAACGTAATGTCAGTCGTAGCCGTGCCGGTTACGCTCGATCCGTTCTTGCCTGTGCTGCGAAGTGCTGGCCCGGTTGTCAACCTGGACTATGCAACTATCGACGGACTCACAGCAATCGCGTTCCCAGTGTTCCTGGATAAAACGATCCGGCGCGATGCGGCAGTGGTGTTGATGCTCGATTTGCCGACGACAGATGCTACCGCTGTTGCGCTCCCGGTCGGCCTGGTGCCGCTGCTGCCTGCTGCTCGAAACGCCGGTCCGGTGCTGGGCCTTGGCTTCGAGTCGGGTCTGACCGTGGCAGCTACGGGACTGACCCGGCCCTGATGCCGGCTATACTGCCAACAGACTCTTTCAGCTTGATATGGCCGTTACTAAGCAGGAATATCTTATGACCGCAGGCTTTACAAGCGCCAGCGTAGCAAATGCCTTGCGGTCTGCGCTTATCGACGCGGGGTTAATGGCGGAATGGTTCGACAGCTTTACGATTAGTGGAGACAGAATATGTCGAGTGCTGCAGATAGTTCACGATCCCACGAAAACCTATGGCACATGCTTTTATTATTTCATTATTGAAAACGGAGGTATAGCGGTTGCGTTGGCCACAAACGGTTGGGATGCTACAGCTCCTGCACCTATTAACGTTCCAACTGGAACGCAATACCTGGACTGGCATACTTTGCCGGCAAGCTGTAGCATTGGCGCGAGCCAGCTTAGTTGCACTACTCTATTTAATTACTCTACAACTTCCAATCTCGTGCTGGACAGGTTTACGTCGGGCAGTGACACCAAGCAAAGCTGGTTCGTATTTAGGCAAACGTCTACCGTAACAAGATCGCGCCCATTTACTTTTCTGCACAAAGATATAGCGCTGCACAGTTGGATTGACTTAAGCAAGGGTTGCATTAGCGGCCTGACTCGCTTAACTGCTACCACGTCAGACAGGGCCGGTTTAGTTAATTTTCAGATTGATGAAAATTTACGCAGATGCCTTAGCATCGGTTCGGCGCTACAGGGGTCTACTAGCGGGTTTAACTACCACGGACAGCAGTACAACGTTTACTCCTACTTTGGCGCAGGCTCTTCAGCGAGCGGCGCTAGCGTGAACTTCCCGAACTGGGGCGGAAGCAACAGAATAGCCGCGACACCACTTCCTGTTGGCGAAAACTCTGCCAACCCGGCATATACCAGTGACTATGTGCCTGTCTGTAGCAATATACCATGGAACCTTTGGACGCCAACAAGATTAGCTGATGATTTTGGGGTCTACATGCGTTATGATGCCAATGATATTGCACTTGGCGACCGCTTTGTAGTTCAAGCAGCAACAAATGAGTGGCAAGTATTGGACTTTGCCAATAACGCAGTCCTAAACGATGGAGCATCGGCTTCTTTCTTAGCAAGGATTATTTAGTCATGGGTGTTATTGTCGGCTCTGATGGAGGCGTTCAAATTAACCTTGGCGGCGGGCTAAAGTACGTTGCTAATATATTCTCTTGGAATGTAAATATGGGACGCGATATGCTGCGAACCACAACGCAAGCCGATGAGGCCGAGAGGCGTACTGGCGGCCTTGCTGATTGGAGCGGTGGCATTAGTATGCGCCTGCAACTCTCTGACGATGTAAGCGTTGCGCAAAGCTCCTGGCAGATGCTAAATTTTGCGCTGACTGGCGTAGACGATGGCTTAAAGGCTGATCTTAGACTGATGCTGCAATCGTATCAGGTCTTGCCTGAAGACTGCGACATTTTCAGGACAACTATTCCTGGTATAATAAGCCTTGTTGGTACGGTCGTAATTGGAGACGTAAGGCTCGATTGCACGGACCCTGGAGAGCCAATTATTTTGGTGCTGAGCTGGAGCGGCGACGGAGCGCTCACGCTACAGCGCAGTTAATTGACGATTACTGCCGCCAGGCGCTAGGCTGAGCTGGCATGGCCAGGTCTATCAGTGTTTGGAGTGGATAGACGAATCTCGGTCCTGGAGCAAGGCATGGTCCGCCTGGAAACGCTGGTCGGGCAGTTAGTGACTCGCATGGACAACGACCACAAGGCGGCACTGGACACGCGCAAGGACGACCGAGCATCAATAAAAGAATTAGGAGAAAGAATGGAAAGAGCAGGGGAAAAAATGGAAGAATCGGTTTCAAACTTGGCCAGCGAGATGAAAAAATTAGCAGAACGCACAGCTACCAACGACAACAAAGCGGCCGGCGCTCTTGATGCCGGCAGATGGATTGTTGCAACATTGTTAGGCGTTGGCACGTTGGCGGTCGGAGCGCTTGGCTTACATGCTGCCTATCAAGCCGGTCAGCGAGGTGTTCACTATGAGCCAGAACTGCCGACACCGCGCTACGGCGAACGAAAATGACAGAATCTACCACGATTTCAGGGTTGCCAAATGCGGCAACACCCCTCACGGGCGCTGAGCGGATCGTGATGGATCAAGGCAGCCAGACCGTAGACGCGACGACCCAAGACATTGCGAACCTGGCGTCGGCAGCGGCAGGGTTCCCCTATACTCAAGCTACCCCCGCTGCGGTCTGGACGATCAATCACAATCTCGGATACAGGCCGAGTGTTGAACTGCTTGATGCTGGCAGCCAGGAGATTGAAGGCCAAGTATCTCACCCTACTGTTAACCAAACAGTGATTGGCCCCCTTAACCCGCCCACAGCCGGCCAAGCCAGGCTGCTTTAGTTACCATCGCTTAAACTACCATGCCACGCAAGTTCTATACCGACATCGACATGCAGTCGGTGTCAAAAGTCACCAACCTGCCTGCCGGTACGGCTGCTGGCGATGCTGTCAACGTTTCGCAGCTTAACGCGGCGATCGAGGGTCTATCGACTAAGGACAGCGTTCGTGTAAAAAGTACCGGAAACGTAAACATAGCGTCTCCAGGGGCATCGCTGAATGGCGTAACCTTTGCGTCACAAGACAGGGCGTTGCTGGGGGACCAAACACTTCCCGCTGAAAACGGCATTTACGTTTGGAATGGTGCGGCCACTCCGATGACTCGGGCGCTTGACGCCAGTACATTTGACGAGCTTGAATCAGCAGTCGTTAGCGTTGACGAAGGCACTGTAAACGCGCAAACAACCTGGAGGCAAACAGCAGTAAACGGCACCATTGGTACTACCGCAGTTACCTGGATTCCGTTCGGAACGTCCTCTCCTGCTGCCAGCGAAGTTACAGCCGGCGTTGCTGAACTGGCAACACAAGCCGAAGCAGACGCCGGGACCGATGATACGCGCATTGTCACTCCACTAAAACTTGCCAACTTGGCAGGCCGAGTCAGAAAAGTATCCACTAACATTGGGGACGGCAGTGCTACCACTTTCCCGGTAACGCACAACTTAAATACCCGTGATGTAATTGTTCGCCAGTTTCCGAACAGCGGTCAGTACGACGATGTTGAAGTTGATGTGCAGCGTACTTCTGTAAATGCTGTAACGCTGGTATTTGCAACGGCTCCTGCGACTAATGCTTATCGTGTTGTAGTGATTGGCTGATGGCAAGAGACTTTGAGACTGCTCCAAACCTAAAAGCCGGCCTGCTAATTAACGGTCAACCTGGCGCAACCGGGCAGAATCTAACGCGCCAGGCCGATGGCTCCATAGCCTGGCAAGGGATGACCGAAGGTATTTCCCTTGTCTGTTCCGAAACCGGCGAAACAGTTGCTGCCCGCCTAAACCATAAAGAGAAAGCCGTAGACCGTGCCTGCACAGTAGTTAGGGTTACTTGGGAATTGGCGCCTACGTCTCCTTCCACCAGTGGCAGCACCCAGGCGATGCTCTACGCCCGCCGTAGCGGCACTAAAACCTCTCTGCTCACGGGCAACGCCTCTTTGCCTGTAACCACTGGCATCTTTACTGATGTCAGTGGCACGCTCACGGGTAACCTGGCGCTTGCCGCTGGGGACACTCTAGGTGTCGATCTTAACCAGGTCGGCACTGGAGCGTCTGGCCTTATTCTCACTGCTTACGTTCGTTACTCCTGACCATCATGGCAACCACCATCCATCCTGCAACCGGCGTCGAGTATTACACCGATGGCCTCCTTGAAGGCCAAAGCGTTGCGCGGTTTGTTAATGTCAACACTAGCAATGGCCAAATCAACAACCCTACCGGCGACTTGTGGCCAAAGCCCAATGGCGAGCCTCACGATTTTAACGAAGAGTTTTACGAGATAGTGCCATTTCAGGCGGCTCCTTTTGATCCCGAATTGCGCGTTATTGATGAAACAGCCAGCGGTCGAGCACTGAAGCCTGCCGCACCAAAGCCCCCTGCTGGGCATCCTCAGGGCACCTACGAGGAGACTCAAGTAACCAAGCGCCGCAGCATGGCTAGCCTAAAGGCGCTGGCCAGGGGGTACTGTGAAAGGTTTAACCTGAAAATATGGCAACGACTGCCGCAAGATGTTTGGTCTATCGAAAAACTAGCTTTTGCAAAAGCTGAGATTGCAAAAGGCAATAGCCTGGATCAATATGTAGAAGCAGTAGAAGAAGACGAATCTCTTAGGACAAAACTTAGGGCTGCATCTTTCCACAACGATGCTCGCCTTGCCCAGCTTTACGCAAAAATTGAAGAGGCTGGGGAAGATGGCAACATTGATGACTGGCCTTTCAGTAAAATGCAAGACAATAGCGAAAGCTATACAGGATGGGTTGATGGAATCGAAGAATAATGGATTACGCCTTCCGCCGCCATGGATCGCCCCTGCTGCCGGGAAACCAGGCCGGGAGGTGCAGCCAGTGATTACCGTGAACCGGCGAAGGCCCCCAGCCGCCCCCGCCACTGGGCCACTGCTGTTTGCTGACTTCGGCAACTCTGCTAGCTATCCCGGCACCGGCACAACCTTAACCAACCTGGGCTCGGTTGCCGGCGTTAGTGGCACGCTAACAAATGGCCCTGTATTTAGCCCGCTCAACGGGGGCACTTTGCTGTTGGACGGTTTGAACGATTACGTTCAGTTCAACAACGCGGGCACTCAGTTAGTGCCAACGACTGGCCTAACTATTATCGCCTGGGCACGCAGCCTTAATAACGACAAATGGCTAGTGGATGGAATTGGCGGAAACCGCGCTGCGGCTGGGTACGCGCTTGCCGCCGATGGTTCAGCACTCCAGTTTTACGTCAACAACAGGCCTGTCGCCAATCCTGGTGGCAACTTTAATAATCAGTGGGGCATGTTTTCAGGGGTTTGGGTGCCATCTACATCAATGACCCTGCGGCGCAACGGCACGGTTCTGGTGACAGCGAATACAACCATACCCGCCACAATAGGCACCCCAACTGCCCCGTTGCGATGGGGTGCTCGCGCAACCAATCAAGATTACACAAACGGAGCTATTAGTATAATTAAAGTAATTGGCGCAGCGTTGTCACAGGCTGAACTAGCAGCGGAATACGAAACATTCCGTGGTCGCTTTGGACTGCCAGCACTATGACCCCAGCCAGGCCGACCCCAATTAGCAAGCCAACCAGCAAGCTAGCCAATCCGGTTGCAACTTTTGGGCTGTTTAGCGCCGTAAGTGTACTACTTGTCCTAGCGTTCCTAGGACACAAATATAAAAACGACTGCCTTGCTGCCGGCAAGGATTTCGAGCAATGCTGGGAAAAAGGCTTAACAATAGCCGGAATGAACGCCGGAGGACCGCTTAGTGCAGCCATGATCTTGGGCTACATTGTCGGCCAGTTTGGCAAGGAAAAAGAAAAAGCTGAAAAATATCTGGAAGGTTATCAAACGTACAATCCAGAGCTTCGCCGTGATAGCGAGCCACCGGAGGCACCCTAAGCGCCCCCGGTGACACCGCATCAGGCTTCAGCGGCCTGATCGAGCAGGGGTGTGCCCGCTTGTTCAGCAGAAGCTACCCGCTTGCCGCGTGGAATAACAGCCTCAACCACTCCCGTACTGGTCAATAGGATCTGACCGTCAGCGGGATACTCGACCGCAAACACCTCGCCAGCGACTGCGCCCACTCGATTAACGGCGAGCTGACTGACCAACAACACCCCTTGGCCGGTAACGCGAGCGCGAGTCTCGCCGGCATGGGATCGACCGCCACCGGGACTGGATTCGCCTTCCTGAATAGTGCCTTGCGCCTTCAGGTACTCCTTGTTAAAGGCTGCGGCTTGGAACCGTTCTTGCTTGGTCTTGGTAATACTGACGTAGCCGGCGTTAAAGCCAATCGTTTCGTGGCTCCAACCTTCGGCCTTCTTGGCGTTGTAGAAGTCCAGTAGCTCTTGGCCGACAAGGCGAACGGGAAGCTCAGGGGCTTCTTCGGGAGCTTCGGGAGCTTCGGGAGCAGCTTCGGCATCGGTGACTTGAGCATCGACTTCGGCATCGAGCAACTCTTCCAAGCCGTCGCCTTCGCCGGGCTCTTGGCAGTCGCCAGGCTCGCCGCCTGCGCCGTAATCAGTGTCAACAAGGTTTTCTTCGACAGCATCGGTAGGACCGACTTCAGTAATAGCGATCTCAGCCTCAGGGACTTTCTTGGTGCGGGTTGCCATTGGAAGGAAAGGGGTGAATGTGTGACCTGTGAAAGTGTAGCACGCTATCGAACGCGCATCAATGGGCCGAGCGCGTTAAGTGCAGCTCCAAAGACCGGATGGCCGCCAGATGCCGCCTTCCTTTGGTGGTGAAGCGCAAGACCACCGGCAAACTGAAGCCAGCCCTGATCAAGGTCAGGCCGGTTCCAGGTTTTTTCGTCAACCCCATCGACGCTCAGGCCAAAATTGATCCCGCGCTCGACACGCAGGCCGGCTACCGCTTCGACGCCAAAGGCGTAAGAGCCTTGTTGCATTTGCCAACCACCGCGCACCTTAAAAGTTGATTCCTTAACCTTGCCGGCTTCGGCGTCAACTTTTGTAAGAAGTTCGCAGATACTGGCAAGGATCTTGTCATCAGGGGCGTAATCGCACAGGTGCTGATAGCGTTCGGCAAAATGCTCCGGCTGATTGGTCTTCCAGTCGCATACAGTTAGGATGCCATCGACTTCGGCAATCAGGTCAGGAGTGAAACCGTAGCAGCCGCCAGGGTGGATCATTGGCTGCTCAATCACATACACCTTACCGATGCGAGGCAAAACCCACCTCACCCACATATCAAAAATCTCAATAGCCTCATTGCAGATTGCGCCAAGAATACCAATAGAAGGATTTAGCTCTCGCTCGATCAGCGCGTGAACTTCCGTGCCAATAGCAGCACGAATGTCCCGAACTCGATCCATAAAATACTCGGCACCCATATCAGTGAGCCCTTTGCGCATCAAGGATTGCTTCCAATGCTCTTTTGGAAAGTCCTTGCCGCCAGCAAGCTCAATGATATGCGAAGACGATGGTACTTCGATCTGCTCTTGTGGAGTCCGATAAAAATACTTGTGGTCTTCGTCTCTAAAAAAAACTCCCGGCTGAGCCGGGAGCAGTTGCAGTTCAGGCATCAGGATCAGAAGCCGGGGGGAAGTTGGGGGGCAAGGCCAGCAGGTGGTTGGCCGTGGATCGCGCCAGGCATGGGCTGGACGGGCGCTGGAGGGGCAACAGGCATAGGCGCTTGAGGCTGTGCCGGGGGCTGCGCGTAACCCTGTGG